AAGCGTTCATCAATGCGTCTTGTTCTGTGAGTCCTGCTTTCTCGTAGCACTTTACTACAGTCTCCCAAGTGTACCCGTCTTTCTCTAAAGCTTTCTTAGCTGTGACTGGTCCCATCTTAGGTACTCCTTTGAATCCATCTGTTACATCTCCTGTTATTGCTTGTATCAAATGAAAGTTATCTGCTTCCTCTTCACTTGGTTGATGGTACTCTCCACGGTTATAGTCGTAGTATATTCCAGGTACTCCTTTGAAGTCCTTGTCTATAGATACTATAATCGTTTCTTCATCCATACCTTTGTCAGTAGCTAAGATAGATATAACATCATCAGCTTCTAGGTTCGCCCACATCACACCCCCTAGTTCATCGATGATCCACTTCTTTACCTGTCTTAAGATGATAGGCAAGCGAGACTTAGAACGATTAGATTTGTAATCAGGATTAAGTTTACGACGGAAGTTAGCACGATCACTCAAGCACAGTACGACATGCTCAGTCTTTAATTGTTCTTTGAACTCTTCTATGCGATTAGTAACACGAGCTTTAGCTAAGGCCATGTCTGCGTGTACTGTCCACATCTCTTCCTTCCAGTTGATTGATTCTTCTGCGACGATTGATGCTTCAAAAGCTAAGACATCTGCGTCAATTAATAATGTTGTTTTACTCATAATATATACTCCAGTTGTCTTGGTATTTTTTGAATTTTGATTTAGTTGGGTTGATAGGATACAGCTTAATTGTTTTACTAGTCACTACATTCCTTGGCATCATCCACCATTGTTTAAGAGGTGCTATGTATATAGCTACTACATCGATAACATCTGACATATGTTCCTTAGTGCCTGTGCCTGTACCTGTGTTAACTGCGTAGTGGTTTCTAACTTTCGTTGACGTGCTCTTTACTTGTACCTTTAGATCACCTGCTGGACAGTGAACGATGAAGTCCCAAGGCATAGGAGTCGTTGGTGTGTGCGGCTCGAAGTCTCTCTCTAAGCATTCAGCTACGAAACGTGTCTCTGCTATAGCTCCTATTCTCTGTGAGTTTGATGATGGCATGGTTAAGTCTTGGGTATCGTATAGAGTGGCGAGGGTAGTGTAGCTATCGTATTGTATTTCGTCCATCTGTTAGTGTGTCTCCGCCCAGTTGTTACCAATCTTGAACTCACCGTCTAACTGTACGTTCATCTTTAACTGTCTACCTGCTGCTGCTATAGCTTCGACTGCTAACACGCCGAACGTCTGTGCTTTATCTGGTACTACCTCAGCTTGGAACTCATCATGTACGTTAGCTACAAAGCTATACTCTCTACCGTGTTGCCACTTCAGTTGGTTAAGCTTATGAAACAATTGGATCAAAGCTACCTTCATACATACAGCACCTGCACTTTGTAATAACATATTGAGAGCTGCGTGACTGCTGCGTATCGGTAGTATGCGTCCGTCTAAACCTTTGAGTTCTCCACCTGCTTTCGTCTTGCGTTGTACATCTTCTTGTAAACGAGCGAGTGCTGGTAGACTACTGAAAAACTTACGCTTGAGTTGCTGTCCTAGTCTAGCATTACCTCCAGCTATATTACCTATCATCTCATCACCTGCTCCGTATAACAAAGCATAGATGAATGTCTTAGCTTGGTCCCTAGTCTCTAATCCTGCTGCCTTCTGATTGACGGTGTGTACATCTCCTTCCGTTACAATCTTAGCGTACTCACCTCTATCGTAGAACGCCATGTAGTGTGCAAGCATACGTAGTTCTAAACCACTAGCGTCACAACCTACTAACTTGTAACCGTTACGTACTGTGAATAACTCACGACACTCCTTACCGTAGTCAGCTCGTACACTAGGTACTTGTGCTACATTGGGTGTGCTGTGTGTACATCTACCTGTTACTGCACCGTTAGTATTTACTCTACCGTGTATCACTCCGTTCTTCTGTAGCTTGAGCCACGCTTGTTGACCTTCGGCTAACTGACCTAGTCTCTTCTGTACTAAAAGAAAAGATAACAAGTCTGCTGCTATAGGATGATCGATACCTTTGAGTACAGCTTCATCTACCTTGTATGTCTTACCGTCGTTCTCGGTAGGTAGTTCGTAACCTAAAGACATCAAGCGTTCAGCTATCTGCTTACGGCTGCCTGGATTAAACGGTATCTCTTTGACTGCGTTGCCTGTCTTTACTGCGTTCTTAACTAGAGCTTGTACTTCCCCTGCTTCCTTTAACTTCAACTTAATATCGTTCTTAGTCTTACCTTGGTAGGTTGCTCGGTCTGTTGTTAACGTCCAACCGGCTGCACTCTTCATCTCTACCTTTGTAGGTTTCCATTGAGTCTGTAAGTCAGTAGTTAGCTTGGCTCGTATACCCATAAGCTTGGCAGTTAAGTAGTCAGCCTTGTCCATGTCTAACTTAAAGCCGTGTCGTTCCTGTTGACTGATGATAAACTTAAACCAATGTTCGATGGCTATCATCTGTGGGTTAGGGTTTTGTTTGAACAAGTGATCGTATAACAACTGTGTTACTATAACATCTCGCTCACAGTACTTACGCATCTCTTCATCGTACACCTCGAACGCATCGTCGTCCTCTCCGTATGTTAACTTAGTAGCACTGCCCATCCTGTGTCCCCAAGCCTTTAAGCTGTGACTACCTACTAACTCCTTATCGAAGTCGTTACGGGACCAGTCGTCGTTACGTAAGTCTGGGAATGTACACCTAGATAGCACAAGAGTATCAAGTACTTTAATTAGTGGAGGTGAGAAACCGTACAGCTTCTTCAGTGCTGGTATATCGAAGTCGATAACGTTGTGTCCGACTAATCGTTCTGCTTGTGATAGCATCAGTAAGCCACGCTCTATACTTTCCCCGTGAAACGTCAGCATCTTAGGGAGCATAGGATCGTAGATCGATAAGCAATGGCAGGTATGTACGTCAGATAGTGTAGCCCAATCGTTAATCTTGTTGGTCTCTATATCAAAGAATAATGTTCGTGTCATAATTTAGAATGGGTTATTGGTTTCATCGTTTGGTTTAAACACATCAGGACTGTATCGTCCAGAAGCATTGTCGTAGTGTAGTGTGTCACAATGTCCCGTCTGTCCACTGAATCTATTCTTCAATACACGTACTCTTGTTTCGTTACTGATTGTCTCACTCTGTTGGTTACGCTCTAAGCCTATAACAATATCAGATAGCTGTGCTATAGCTTGTGACCCCCGTAGATGGTGAAGACTTACTCGTCCTCCTTCTTCGTGACCACTATCGACACGCTTTAGGTGAGACACTAGTACCATACCGCAGCCTGTCTCTTCGACTAGACTTCTAAGCTTGGTCATTGTGTTATCAATCAAGCGACGCTCGTCGTCTCCTTGGATACCACTAACTACAATCGATAGGTGGTCCAAGAATATCCACTTACAATCGTATCCTTTAATTAGATACTTGATCTTACTCAGTAGGTTGTCGCTATCCATACTGCCGAAGTGATCGTAGGTGTAGAAGTTTCCGTTACCAACCGTCTCTTCAAACGCAGGTCGTAGTACCTCCTCACTTGTGTCGTCCTCTTCTAGGTGGATAGGTTTGTTGATGTGGATGCCCATGATACCAAGTGCCGTCCGCCTGACTGACTCCTCTAGTGCTATGTATCCTACCTTCTCGTCTAACCCTAGTATATGATGAGCAATCTCTCGACAGAACAAGGACTTCCCAATCCCACTACCCGCACATACGGTTACTAGTTCGCCTTGTCTCATACCTAGAGTTAACTCATTCAACCCGTTGTAAGGATACGGTATAGATTTACTGTGTTCTTTATCAGCGATAACATCCCACAACTCTTGACCGTTTACGATACCGTCTGGTCTGTACTCACGTGCATCGAACAAGCAACTGACTAACTCCTTAGCCCGTCCAGCTACTAGCATATCGTTCGGGTCTTTGAGTGGTAGCTCTGCGATTCGTGCTTTGCCAGGTGTAAGAAGTGCCGCACATTCAGCTGCTCCCTTGCGTCCGACATCGTCCATATCAAAACAGAATACTACTTGTTCGTACCTGTCTAACCAATCAATAGCTTGAGCGACAAACTTCTTAGCTGCTCCGGCTCCGTTAGGTACAGATACTACAGGCCACTTGTTGTCCATAGCTTGACTAGTACTGAGTGCATCGATCTCACCTTCAGTCACAACGACACGCCGTCCTCCGTCACGCCAGAGGTGCTGACCATATAACCCGATCAGCTCTCCTTTAATAGCGAATTGTTTATTAGCGTAGCGTATCTTCTGACCGCAAGTCTTACCGTCTCTAGTTTTATAGTTAGCTATCTGACAAGGCTGTCCGTTATGATTGCCCAACCAGTAGCCCCACTTCCGACACGTGTCTTCGGTAAGGCTACGACGGGCTATCGCTTCGGGTTCTCCTTGTACATAATCTCTCGGTGTTGGTGTGTTGGTTTGTTTACTTAGTCCATCTCCTCCTCCAACGTGATCGTCGCAACTGAAACAATGGGTGCTACCGTCGTCGTTGGTGGAGAGTGCATCTGAACTTCCGCACTTATTGCATGGTTGGTGTGTTGCTGTAAAAGCCATGATTTAGGTATAGTTTTGTGTGCATATTGTATGTTTTTCTTTTCGCACCAGCGAGCGTAGGTGGTGTTACTTCCTTTACGTAACTTATTGTAAGCGTTCATAAACACCATGCGTATATCAAGGTGAGGATGTTGCTCTCTTATAAGTATATGTTTAGTTCTATCCTCCGCTGTCCATAAACCTTTAGCTTCTATGATGATGCCGTTAGGTAATATGAAGTCAGGAGTGTATGTAGCTGTCTTAACATACTTTAACTTAACTGTTTCGTATTCAAAGTTAACACCACCTCGCTTAAGCTGAGATGCTAATGTCTCTTCAAATCCAGAACGGTAATTAGAAGTTCGCTGTGAGCGTTTCTTCCGTCTCTTCCGCATCGAATGCTGAGTCAAATGTTTCACCGCCGTTAGCTACGTATCCTTCTTCAGCTGTAAAGCCAAACGATTCAGCGGACTGTTCACTCACTTGTTGATTAGCTAACTCTAATACCTGTACGGCTGCTAGTTCAAACGACACACCAAATCCAAGTGCACCTGAGTACCAGAAGTTAGGACGAAAAGCTGCATTAACTTTACTACCTCCCCATACCTGTACATCTTTTGGCAACGGTTTACCTTGTGCATCATACAAAGCTACACTGAATAGATACTCCTTACCTGCCTTGGTTTTTATACCACCTTTTAACTTAGTCTTGATGATGATCTGTCCGTCCTTATCAACGATAGGAATCTCAACCTTCTTTACTTCTTTACCTAACTCATCTTGTTTAGCTTTCAACTCTTGCTCATATAAAGGGCGTAGTTGTTTCTTAACTTGATCAGCTAACTCAGGTGTAAGGATAACTTCACATTGGTACTCACCGTACTCTTTCTTGTATGTCTTGTTTGGTTCATTCAAGTGGCAGTACCTTGTAGTACCACTTACTTTTATTATGTCGTGTTTCTTTCGTGCTTTTACTGTCATATCTCTATGGGTGTTTATGTTTTTAAGAAAGCAGATACTTCATCTGTGTTATTGCAGAGACATCTAAGTCTCCAAGCTCCGGCACTGACGGAAGTTCTGCTTCTGGGTTGGTGTTGATTTGCTCCATTCGGAACTCGGTCAGGAGATCAACGTTAAATGTTTGAGAGTAGGTTTTTCTTACGATTGCGTTCATAGCTCTGGCGTTACAAGCGTGTGTTACGAAACAGTCATGTATATAAGCTGCATCGAAGTCAACAAAGTTTGCAACTTGATGTACGATTGATGCGTCTAAGCTGTGTATAAAGTTAGCAGTTACTGCATTTGTTTGTCCCTTCGGGTCGATACCGTCTTCAAGCTCATCAGTGTTGATAGTTATACTTAGGTTTTGAAAGACAGATTCTACCTTTACCTTCTTGTACCTGTGAAAACTTTGTACCACTTTAAATCCTGTAGGTGTAGTCCAAGTGATCGGTTGGTCGTAGCCTATAGCTCGTACACTTTCACGTAAGAATTGCATGACTTGATTGACTGGACGACACATCTGAGTAGCTAATCTATTTACTATCTTACTGATCCAGATAACAGCTGTTAACATCTCACCTACTCCCGTCCAAGGATGATTGATACCTATACTTTTAAATATATCTTGTACTAAATTATAATGTGTAGCTCCGTATGGTTTATTCATCACAGCTAACTTAGCTAACTTGCGAGAGAATCCATACTTCATCCACTCCTGGGCTAGTACACCACCGTCTTTCTTTAGTTCTTCGTACACCCGATCAGCAAACTCAGCGTACATATCGTTAGCCTTGTCTCTATCTACTAAGTTACACATTCTACCTGTGTCCTTGTCCCGTAGTAATAACGATAGGATTTGCATACCATTGTTACTGCAATCTTGACGGACAGGTAGGTAAGATACATAGCCGTACCCTTCCTCGGTAAACTTCTTGTACTCTAAGCAGAAGCGTAAGAAACAGAACGGATCACTAGCTTCGGTCCACCAGTCAGTACCTTGTG